AAACTATTCAAAGGTACCAGATACTTGGGTTATTATGCTGACCGACAATTGGAAGAGTGTACAGCTACAGCAAAACTCTTGAAAAAACACTGTGGCGTCAATATTTGGAACTACAGAGCACAAGTTTGCCCTGATAACCTCAGAGGTGAGGTTGGTGGTTGGGGTGGTATTCGCAAAGAACGCTGTAAAATTTTTCTGACCACTGGGACGCTGATGGGAGATGAGGAATGAAACGTGTACTGGTAAATATCCGTGGCTGTAATGGTGCCGGCAAGTCAACCATACCGATGTCAATGATGGATGACCCTGAGATGTTTGTTCAGGAGCTGCTTGGTAGTGATGGCAAGAAAATCAGTGCTTTGACGGTTTTCCCAACATACGGCTGGGTGGCACTGGGAACCTATTTCAACAAGACCGGAGGCTTGGATACCCTGAAGAACAATGAGGTTACACGGATGACCCTGTATGCTGCGCTTGATATGTTCCCTGAGTATGATGTACTCATGGAGGGTATTATGGCCAGCACGATTCGGTCAACCTACATTGACCTGTTTCATGAGGTAGAACAAGCCTATAAAGGGCTGAAAGTGATTATTGTGTCACTCCTTCCTCCAGTAGAAATTGCGATCTCCCGTGTTTATTCTCGGAATGGAGGAAAACCCATCAAAGAGGATGCCGTGCGAGGAAAGTGGGAAACTGTTGAGAGAAACGCAAAATATTTTGCTGAGGCCGGATTTGATTCTATTCGAGTAAACTCAGCCAAGGTAGAAAAGTCTCAAATGCTGCCTGCCTTCCTCAAAACCGTTGAAAAACACCGGAGGTTGAAATGAAGCCTGTACTGTGTATTCCTTCCTACTCAAGACCAAATGGGATAGCAATTGAGCGGTGTAAGGAGTTGCCTCTCAAGAAATTCATTTTTATCCGGCGAGAGCAAGAAGATTTGTATGACAGATGGAGACCCTGGTACACCCTGGTTCTTCAAGACCATGGAACAGACATTGGCCTGGTGCGTAAAAATATTGTCAACTATTGCTACAAAAAGGGCTATGACTGGGCATTTATGCTTGACGATGATATATCCAAGGTTGAGACCCTGGGAAGAAAACCTGATGGAAATATCACATCAAATCGTATCATTGCTGGCAAGCCTGGTCCACGGATGGAACCTGAGGCATTCAAGGCTTGGTTCAAGGTTGCCAAAGAGTGGGATTTGGTTTTGAGCTCACCAAACCATAGGGCATATGACCGTTTCAATCATGGGGTTCTTCAAGTAAACAAATCCGCCTGTATTCAATGTGTTCTTCTTCAAATTCCGGCTGTAAAATTTGTTGGTGGGTACAAATCCCTTCATGAGACTGGAAATGAGGACTACTTCATTCAATACAAGCTAATGTCAGCCGGATTCTTGACTGGTAAAGTTGGATGTGTAGAATATGATTGTCCTGCGGTTGGCTCAGGGGAAGGTGGTAACAATACAGACGAATACAAAGATTTGAACAAACGCTATGAGCTGTATGTTCAAACGTTTCTTGACAATGTATGTAATGACCCTGAGTTGATCAAAACTAAAACCACCAAAACAGGTCAAAAATCTGTACAATTTATTTGGAAGAACTGGAACGGATTTGAGACTGATGTAAAACTTGTAGGAGAGAATTTGTATGTATAAAGAAGCAAGAACTGGTTTGTGGTGTAGAGAAGACACCATGGACGAGTATGTGGTAAAGGAACAGTATTGTTACGATCGGTTGCTTGACTTCGCAAAAGGCAAAGCTGTCATGGATATCGGTGGCAATATTGGAGCTTTTGCCTATCATGCTATTGAGCGTGGAGCTGAGAGCATTATTGCTTTTGAGCCGGATCCGGACAATATTGCGGTATTTGAAAAGCAGAAGCTCACTCGTGTGAAACTGATCAAAGGTGCAATTACACAGCATAAGGGAACGGCAAAGCTATATCTCAATGGCGGCAAAAACAAGGGTATGCACACTTTACAAGCTGTAAACGGTCGGGAATGGATTGAGGTGAAAACATATCCTTTCAAACAAGCGATTAAAAAGTTTGAACCTGATCTGATCAAAATTGATATTGAGGGTGGGGAATTTGATCTTGACTTTTCTGATATTCCTGAGTTTGTTCAGGGTATAGCAATTGAGATTCATCTCAACCACAAAGGAAATAGGGAAATGGCACCTGACCTCATCAAAACCCTGAAAGAGCAGTTCCCCAATGTATTGAAAAACCCATCAATTACAGAAAAGAACTGGACCACGCTGTTTATTGGTACAAGGAGGACTGTAAAATGATGATTGTACTTGAAGGCTGTGATGGCAGTGGGAAAAGTACCCTGGCGGAACTTTTGGCCCAGCTGTATAACGCCGAAGTGATACATGCTACACGTGAGACCCCGAATGACATGCCCTGGTTTAACCATATCATGGATGAGGCCAAGACCAGAAATATCATAATGGACAGGGCATTTTGGGGACAGTTTGTATATCAGAAACCGCTTGAGCGCAAGCTCGGTTTTGCTGATCTGAGCGTTCTTGAGAAACGCCTTGAGGCTGAGGGTGGAAAGCTCATCTATGTGTACTCACCAGAAAGAGTGATCACCCGCAGGTTGCGCAAGCGCAATGAAATTCCCTCACTTCCGGTCAAGTCTCTGTTGAGGAAGTACAAAACCATGTGTAGATTTGCTCGTTGCCCTGTGATCTGGTATAATAGCCATACAGGGCTGTCCAAGGAATTTGAGTATCAAAGGAGGAATATGAAATGACTGTGTTCACTGGTAAAACCGTCAATGAGGTATGGGAACAGGCGTTCTCAGCTCTTGACAAACAGGCTTCTGAAGGCTTCACGGATGACTCCCGTGATGGAGCCGTGGTTGGTGAAATCCTTGATGCGGTATTCTGTGTTGAGGATCCTACTCGCAACATTGTTACCAGCAAGATCCGCAATATGCCGATGCGGTATGCTGTGGGTGAGCTGGCCTGGTATCTGGCCGGATCTAACAAGGTGGCCGACATCTCTCGGTTTGCCAAGAAATGGGCTGAGATCTCTGACGACGGGGTGACCAATAACTCAGCTTATGGATACCGCATTCAGCATATGTTTGGGTTTGATCAGTGGGAGTATGTCAAAGGGCTGCTTCAGAAGGATCCCAATTCTCGGCAAGCGGTTATTCACATCAAGACTCCGAGTGATACTCCCACCAAAGATACGCCTTGCACTGTGTATCTTCAATTCTTCCTGAGGAATGAACAGCTTCATATGTCGGTTCATATGAGATCCAATGACATCTGGATGGGTGTACCCTATGATATGTTCAGCTTCTGCTTCCTCCAGATGAAAATGGCCATGGAGCTGGGTGCGTATATTGGTTCCTATACACACTATGCCGGTTCCCTCCATATGTATCAGCGTGACTATGTCAACGCCAAGAAGAACATGGAAACCCTGCAAGAGGCTGAAGGGCTCAAGGGATGAAAGACGGTCTGATCAAGTTCATATTGAAGGTGCTTGATGAGAATAGCGACAGGTTGGTTTGGGAGCACCTTTGCTATGCTCCCTCCGATCTGTACACCAGGTATCTCACAACTTTCCAGCTTGAGCGCAGTGAGATGGGTGAGGCCGTTTCTCGCTGGGCAAGAGAGGACTTCAACTTTGACTTGCCCATGACCACAGCAAGGGACATAGCAATCCTCAGAGAGCTGGTCCTTGACAAGTATAGCAGTGCATATCCGCACCTGATGCGAAAATCCAAGACCGATCGCCAAGGGTGGATCAGGGTCTGGGTATCAACACATATGGAAAAGGATTTGATAAGACGATGAGTATTAAAAACGAAGACAAAGAAGCATTGCTTCCACCTATTGTTGCTGTAGATTTTGACGGTACACTGGTGAAGAACAAATTTCCTGAGATTGGGGAAATTAACTGGTTTGTTTGGGAGGCCGTTCAAAAGGCTCAGGCTGAGGGCAAGAAAATCATCCTATGGACCAGCCGAACCGGAGAAGTCCTTGATGCGGCGGTTGAGTTTTGTACCCGACATGGCTTGAAGTTTGATGCCATCAATGATAACATTCCTGAGGTCAAAGCCTTGGGCTGGGATGCCAGAAAGGTTTTTGCCACTATGTACATTGATGACCGAATGGGGACAGTCAACTTTGACGGTGACTTCTCTATGGTCATGCATGCTTTGTTCTGATGGGTCTTGAATCTAATTTTCAAGCAACCGTCTTGGAGTATCTGAATAGTCTGCCTGGCTGCAAAGCAGAAAATGTATCAGGAAATGCAAATCAGTCAGGCAGACCAGATATCAATGGCTGCTTCAAAGGCCGGATGTTCAAGATTGAACTGAAAACCCCTGACAATAACAACCAGGCCACCAAGAAACAGCAACTTGAGT